ATGATCGTTCCGGTCCACAGGCTTATCAGTTGTCTCATCACTACCGTCTCGCTGAAAGTAATACTCAGTCACTTCATCAATGAACCACTGACATCTATCCGTCACGTAGAAGTGCGGAGCCATATGGTGTCCCGTGATCGGGTTCTCGTGCAACGGCAAAGGCGTTAGGTGCTGCCAATTCTTACTAATACCGGCGTTGATGTCATTGTTACCGCGTTGCATCCTGATCCCCTCTTCAGAGAAGATGTTTGCAACCGTCTCACCAACAGTGCGAGAACTACCCGCCTTGCGCCTGAACACATCAGGATCAGCGTAGATCGGATCGAGTTCTTCATCTTCGATCCTATACTCAGCACGCATCGTTGCGATATGCCTCGCAGCAAGTGCAATCGTCAACTCAGCAATACGAAATCCGTCCAGTAGGATGGTATTGGCATCATCATCCACGAAGAATAAACCATAGCAGCTATGGCGTGACAGGCCATGATCATAACCCTCTATGAACGTCGGCTGGAAACCGGTCATGCGTAACTGCCTAAGATAGTCACGCGCATCCTGATGCTTCAGCACATGCACAGTCTCATCGAACTGCGGATAGATCAGACCACTCAACGCACCCCACTTACCATACACGAACCTATCACGCATGCTACCAGTGTAGGTGGACAACATACCACGGATGTAGTCGCTGCCTACATTCTCTTCGTTCTCATACGTGCTGCCCTCGAACAATTCAATGAGCGGAATAGGTCTGCCAACGACCAGCAGTGGCTTGCCTTCATCATCCACTTCACACATCAACTTGTCGTTGACGATGCCACGCTCAGTGAAGTCATGCAGTGGTTTCACGATCTCACGATAACACCAGTTGCGTGTCGGGTTGAGCGTAGCCATGAACCAGCGAGGACCAACACGCGGCATACCTGGTTCATCACCCATATACTCTGTGTTGCCACGCAACCGACCCATGAGGTCCATGAAGTCCTTGTGTGAGAACTCAGGGTCTTCTAACTGATCGACCACAATCCAGTCATACGTAGCTGATAGCAAGTTTGACTTTGAGTCCTCCGTCTGCTTTCCTTGCTGTGCAACATATCTGAAGTTGATCGTTGATCCATTCTTCAGTATAAGCGTATTCTCGTCCCGACTGGGCATACGCTTGATCCAGGCAGCGGGACACCACTGCAAGAACTCTCGTCTTATTGTATCGTTCAGTTTTGGGTAAGTTGAACGTGCTATCAGGCCGTTGCATCCTGGGTAGTCCTTACATAGCTTCAGTGCCTTGATACAAGTTGCAGCAGTCTTGCCATTACCGAACCCACCACCGATAAACTGGACCTTCTTCATCGACTGATGAAAGCGGTCATGCATTCCACCTTCGATGATCTTGTAGCGTTTGGTCATGCTGTTACCGCTTGCATCTCGGCGTCAGACAATGCGCGTGGCCAGTATTGAATACGGCGAACATAACCTGTCATGGACTGAGTTGGGACCGACGTCTGGATCAACGCCAGCGGACCAGCAGTAGCATATCCCGTAACCAGACCAGCCGAGGTTGTCACAACTCCACCATTCAAAACTACCTTAGCTGATCCTGTAGCCCAGGACGCAGCACACTTCACTACGACACCTACGCCCGATGTCTCAATTCCCACCAGCGCCGCTCCATCGTATTGCGCCACCGCTCCGTCGTTACGCACAGCCAACTGAAAGACACCCGATGAAAACGTCGTCTGTACCAGATGGTAATATTCAATGTTGCTGTTGAACCGGATAACTTCCGCCATCCATGAGCCGCCCGGCGATGCATACCATGGACCAATGGCGAGCGATGGCAGATCAACCGCCCGCGTTGCCGCCACCGATGTCGTTGGAATGTAACTGGTCGGGAACGCACCCTGCTCAAGTTGCGCGCCCCACAACAACAAACCGTTTGAGGCGTTCCCGATGTATTGCGGCGGCCACGTGGGCGTCCCCGTGTTGGCAAGCGCGAAACCCAGCCGGGCCGAGGTGTTCGCGCCGATCGTGGTCGCGATCGAGCAACGATAAACACCACCGCCAAAACTCTGGATGGCGGCTGTGTCAATGACCCCGGCGCCAAGTGCCGCGAGCGGCCCGGAGATCGTTCCCGTTTGTAAATCGAACGTCGCATAACCGCCGACAGCGGCGCCGTTGTCTATGAAGATTTGAAGATAACGAACCTCTGCCGCCTTCGCGTAAATGGACGCAGTGTAGGTGGTCGAGGCGGCGACGGTCGTGAGACGCTCCACATCATGATACGAGTTCGCGGTTGTTTCGACCACGCGCGTCATGTTCGCCGTGCCGTCTGGCGCACCCGCCTGACCACCCGTCAATGTCGTATTGGTCAACGACCACCCGGCGCCGATGACACTGGTCAGCAACAGATTGGTTCGCGCCTCTTCGATCAGCAAACCACGCAGCACACTGCCAGTGTAATCCCAGCGCGGTTGATTAACCGCCGCTGGCTGGATCACGCCACTCGCGTCGGTGTATGTCGCCGTGCTTGCACGCGTAAATGTAATCCTACTATCCAATGTCCCAGGCTGCATGAAGTCAAGTATAAGCGAAGGTCTACCTACTAGTGCAGCCCTACCACTCAATCCCATACGACCTACACGACCAACGCTACCTAGACTGGCTAGCATCACGCAACACACTCCGTGATATTCAGTGTTCCAGCCGCACTGCTCTGGATAACAGCTAGCTTCTCACCGGGCGACACCCAGAAGTATTCAGGTGTCATAGCCACGAGCAACATACCACCTGTAGTCGTAGCAGTAGGGTTTGCACCAAACACCACGAAGCAGTCACTCGTAGCAACTAGCCTCACATGGCTCGTGTTGTTCGGTGTGCTTATCGGCACACCACTTACAGGACCAGCAGCATATGCACCTACAGGACCTATACTAAACGCAGCACTCTGCAAACTACCACCACCAATAGCCACACTCTGCGACAACGCAGGACGCGCTGCTTGCACTTCGTATCCATGCTGATCACTCTTGATTGTCACACCACTACTCCCTGTCCATCTCTATGGTCGGCACAACAGCACCATCACGTCTCACAATCTCGATGACCAAGCCCCCATCCATACGATGGCGATGCTCAACAACGTCACTAGGACGATGACCACTGCGATCAAGAATATCTCTGGCAGCAGCCATTCTATCAGCGCGCGTGCCTTCTTCCATCGCACGAACCACAACCTCCGCAGCTTGCTTCGCCTTCTTCACGAACAACTCACGGACTACGTTCGTCTCACTATCCAACACACTTCGCACAACAGCGTCATGCATCTGCGTATACGCATCACCCTGCTTGATCCTACTGATCTGCCCCACTGTTAGCTTGGTCGCGATAGCAATCTCTTCGTCATCTAACCCAAACAGTGTATAACTCAATATGACACTGACTGCATTCATAGTTTGTGGAACTTCAGGCAACTCGCTCAACTTGCGTCGAGCAGCGGTCACTATTCGTTGCGCTTCCGGACCAGAAGGCACTTCGACACCACCCGAAATCGGGCCTGGACCTGTGGATATTTCACCTTCGGGATAAACCACGCGGCCATCCGCGAGGCGTAGTGGCTGGTTGTAGAGAACATCCGCCATTAGCGTATCGCAGGAACACGTAGACGTGGAGCTTTAGCGCGTGGCGCACGTGCACGCGGGGCAGGTGCATCACCGCCAATTGCTTTATCTACAGCAGCACTAGCATCTGTTGGTGGCACTGGTGCGGTAGCGGGACTCAGTTGCACACCTGCTGTCTCCGGTGCAGGACGTAGCACGTTAGCATCCTGCAAAGGAATAGGTGGCCTACCAGTAGACTGGTTAGGCAACGGAATAGCAGGTGCTTCACCAGGAGCAGCTAACTGCGGAGCACCTGCACGTGGACCAGCAACAGCAGGAACAGGTTCAGGACCACTCAGTGCGGGACGTGCCTCCGGTCCAGTTAACAGTGGACGTGCTTCAGGTGACGGTAGCATAGGCACACTACCAGGAATACCAGCAACACCAGGAATACCACCACCGCGCATCTTGTCCAGGATATAACGCCCCAACGGGAACGCAGCAGCACCACCACCAGCTAACAGCGGTGCGATCGATTGCAACAGCGAGCTACCACTTGTTGGATCAGTAGCACCAGCATCAGGTGTTGCGGGCAATGGCACGCGAGGGGGAGAAGAAGTGATTTGGAGAGGGTCGATCTTCACGTTACCGCTTGGTGCGGCACTCGTATTGCCATCGTTCGCGTCCTCAATGCCTGCATTACGCAAACCAGGGATAACAGGACCAAGATTAGGTCCATTAGCAACAGCATCACCAGGATCAACAGAATTTGCACTGATTGCAGAGCGGATGTTATCAGCAGTAGGTTGTAGGTTCTTAGTAGACAAGTATGTCATAGCAGCACGCAGAGCAGGAGACCACGTGCTTTGGTCATTGCTCGGTAACATGTCTCCAGGTCGCATTGCCATTAGCGCATCCCCCTATTACCCAATATCGCATGTGCGATACCAGCAGCCGCAGCCACATGGTGAGCATCCGGTGGCATTCTCATCGACTTCGCATCGAGTGCTTCATCCTGAGGACTGCCTTCGACGATACCACGCGCTTTATCACGCGCCATCTCAGCGGGCGTATCTCCTTCGGCTTTTGCTTGAGCGGGTGTGTCCTTATCAGGAAGTGCGGTGCGTTTGGGAGGGAATGGTTTACCTTTTGCCTTTGGTTTAGGTGGTTGCGCCATCGCACCTTTTATCTCACCATCAAAGTTGCCTGATGCCATCAATAAGCTCCACTTCCACTAATGGCTTGCTTGCCTCCACCACCATTACCACTTAAGTCAGGCGGATACACTGAAGGTTGCACAACTCGTGAGATAAGAGCCTGAAAAGCAGCCAGATCACTCGCGTTCGTTGCGCGGTTGACGATATTAATCGTTTCGACCGGGATTAGACCACCGGGGCTACCTTGTTCCCACTTGATCTGCTTCTTGGTTTGTGCCGCATTCGCACCAACTGCGGCACCGAGCAAAGTATATAGGATACGAGTGGAAGCAATCGTTCCACCTCCATTCCTAAGCATCTTGACGATGCGATCATCACCTTGTTGAATGCCATTGAAGTAGACAAATCCGGTTGTGGCACCATTAGCGGCATTGCCAGCACCAAGAGTATTGGTATAACCAGTGAATTGAATGCCACCAGAGCTACCAAGGCCATACGTAGCCATCTTCATTCTCCTACTGTTACAGGATTTGCCTGTGAGCATGGCATGAATACTGCATATCGGCAAGGAGCAAGAGGCAAATACATGAAAGGGAGGGATCTAATACTAGATATAATATGGCCCCTACTCTATATACCTACTCTACTACTTTATATACTCTATAATACTGCAATGCAGTGCAAAGTTATCGAGTAGACACGCAAGTCGTTTGCATTCTGCTCCGGAGTGGTGATCAAGGTGCCCGAACGCCAGCCGCGCACTAGTATACCCCCACTTTTGGAAAACCAGGGGGGATCAGCGGGGGCTTAGGTTGTCGCGTGTAGTGTAACATACGTGTATGAGCCTGCCATTAGGTG